TCCTAATAATTTTATATTTGATTTAGCTATCTGCTCCATTAATCCTTCTCCTCTGTTATTATTTTCAAAAATCTTTCTCTACCTTCTATTTGCTCTACATTATGAAGATAGTAATATTTTGCTACTCCTTCGGAAGTAAATTTTATTCTATGCGACATGGTAGCAGCCCCAGAACCATTTAAAAAACTATCTAAATCTAAATTCCTAATATAAAAATTTACCTTCGTTGTTGCAGTTATTTTATCAGTTTCATTTGTTTCACTTCCTCCAACCCATTCCACCTTAGCCCAAACTGTTCTTACTTCTATCCAAGTATCTATCGCTACTTCTCCATAATTATTAATGCTAACAGTAGGTTGTTCAATAATTATTCTTCTATCAAGTTCGCCAATTAGCATACTGTTTGCACCTTAAATTGCTCTAATAAATACTGAGCCGATTTTGGCAGCTCAGTTGCTATTCTACCTACTATTACCTCTTGGCGATTCTCATACCAATTCCCAACTATTAAAAGCACCGCTTCCCTTATTCCCTCTGGCACATCACTTGCAGCAGATCCATATCCTACTACATATTTGCAATTTACCGCATTAATTCTATCTGCTAATGATGGGAAAGATTGATTAGGTTTTAAACCAATTCGTGCTGGTTGATGATTAATGTCAGAAAGCCAAACAGAAGTGGCTAATGTTTGCTCACTATTATTACTATCATAATATTTTATATGGGTAATGCTACTAACTTTACTTTTAAATAAAGTAGCTATATCATTCCAATTATCTCCATGCTGAGTTATGGTAGTATTAATAAAATATCTATTGGTAAATATTTGAGCAGATTCTGTTGCTGCACTTACCAGATTGTCTATATAAGTATCATCCGCACTTGTATCCACCTTTAAATGTGTTTTAGCTTCGGCAGTTGTTAATATTGCCGTTGTAGCCGCTATATCTACTGCATAACTCCTTGCCATATCTTTTTAGTTTAAAAAAAGGGGCGGCAGTAATTCCACCACCCCTTAAATTATTAATTTCTAACTATTATGCTGTCAAACTTGTAAATGTAGTAAATGCTCCAGGTTGTGCAACTTGGAAATCTACTAAATTATTCAACACCAATCTAATTTGAGCATCTGCTGCATTGGTATAAGGGTCAACTATAATGTCAATTCCACCAAAAAATCCTACATACAAATTGTTCCATGCTCCGAAGTATCCATCACCACTTGTCCCTGCAGATTTCGTACAACCATTTGTAAAGTGAATAGGATAACCATTAATCATTTGCTGATTGTAATTCATTCCACTCATTGCAGGTGTAACACTTGCAACCTGTGCTGAAATTTTCAACTGAGCCAATAATTCGGGTGAACATACATAAGCCAAATTACCCTGCATTCCCTGTGCTACTGCATTTGTTGCTTCTGCTTCAACTAAATCAGACAAAACACTTGATCCACTTACAAAAGTAGATGCTTCTGTAAAGGTATTTATATTTGATGTTGCTCCTAATGAAGTTGGTGCATTTGTAACTGTTGTTGTGCCAAAAATCGCTGCATCTAATGCTTGTGCAGTTGCTTTCCCTAAATCACTCATAACTGCTGATTCTGCTCCGCCACCATTTTGTGCAAGTAATTCTTTTGATACATTCACATACGATGTAATTCTACTTGGTGATAATGTAACACTTGTGAAAACAGTACCGCCATCTGCTGCTGTTGAATTTTCAGCTGATGCCCATGCTACTGTTTGCGCTCCTGTAACGGGTATTCTTGCATCTGACATTAAACCTGTTAAGATAGTGCAACCTGCTCTATCGTAAACACTTTCCTCTCTTAAAGCTCCTACATATGCTTGAACAGAAGTTCCTGCAATATTACTTGTAACATTGGCTCTTTTTTCCATCATTGAAGATGGTATGCCAATTCCACTAATAGATTTGCCAACACCTCTTGCTTCAATATTTGCTTCTTGTTGTACTTCTGCTTCAATACCATCTAAATTTCCGCCAAGCACACCTCTAATGTGTTTAAAAAAGGAATACTTAGAAATATCTTCATTTGAATTTTTAACAACTGTGCCACTTAGTTTAGCTGATTCTCTCAATGATTTTTCAATCTTCTCAGCTCTTTCAATTTTGGAAGCATAATCATCTGCCTTTGCCAATAAAGCATCCACAGCTGCATTTTCTTCCTCTGTTAAATCACGATTTTCCTCAGCTTCAGCAGTTTTCTGGATTACTTCCAATTCTCCTAAAGTTTCAGAACGCAATTCTTTAAGTTCTATACTTTTCATTTTTCTTTAATTTTAAATTATTTACTTCGTTTTTTTAATTCAATCTTCAATTTTAGTAAACTTCTTTTTACTAAATCCTTCTCCTGTCTTTTATTTTCCTCTTTTTCTTTATGTATAGCCAATGAGCGTTGTGCTAATGTTAAATCATCTGCATCAGGATAAGCAGGGTAGGTTACTGGAGAAACATCATAAAGTTGTTTTACCTTATTTATTGTCCGTACTTCCCCATCTTCAGTTGTTTCCCAACTATCATCCTCAATCGTAAATGCGAAACTTGACTGAGTAACATCTCCACGCTCCATTGATATTATTAAATCTCTCCCATAAGTTGTATCAGGCACATCAAAAGAGTATTGTAATCCCTTTTCTGTTTGCTCTAAATTAAGCGTTCCGCTTGTTGTTCTTGCAAGCAATAATGAGGGATCATGGTTTACCAAAGCCCTCACATCATCATTTAATACATTTGAAAACGCATCAGGTGCTATGATTTCTCGGAAGCCCCCGAGATCGCTACTCATTTGATTAAATACAGCAGCGTGTCCTGTTATGGTTGTTGAGCCATCATCTCTTTTTTCAGTTCTGGTATCAATGTTAAAATATCTTTTTTCCATAGTTATTGTTTTTGTCCAAATATCTTTTACCTCTTTTTGCAGAGGTTTATTTCTTTCCGTATCATAGAATGAAATGTCTTTATCTTCCTCAATTTCTTCTACTTCTTCCTCCTCCTCATCTTTATCTCTATCCTTTTCATAAACGATAGTGTAAGTATCATCATCTTCTGTTACTGAAATAATATGTCTTTTATCTAATTGCATTTCCGTAGATTTTTCTTCCACCTCCACTTCTATTTCTTTATTTTTTCCCTCATTATTCTCATAGTAATCCTCATTATCTTCTTCAGCTTCCTCTTGAGAATCATATTTACATTCTCCTGTTTCCCCCCATTTCCATTTTCCGTTATTGCATTCCTCAGCTGGCATCTTCTCCTAATTTATCTATTGTTGTCATGTTTAATGGCATATAATGGCTATCCCCATCTGGGATGCTATTCATATTTTCTTTTCTTCTAATCTCATTTATAGTTAAATATCCATTATTTATTCCTGTTTTATATGCTTCATTTCTACTTTTAACATCTCCTCTGAGCAATCCGTTTGCATTCCACTCCACAAATAGTTTTCCTTTTTCATTTGTCTTAAATAATTTTCTATTCATTTCGCTTTCCATTCTCCTTATATAAGGCATTAAAGTATAAGTAACATAACTTTGGCTTAATGATTCTATATTATTAAAAGAACTTTTAGAATGTTCTTGCAACATAAATGTTGGGATATTAAACATTCTCGCTATTTCCGTTATGCTAAATATTCTGCTTGCCAAAAATTGTGATTGCTCTGGCGATATGGTTATGGGTTTAAAGGATAATCCTTCCTCAAGTATTGCAGTTGATTGAGCATTTTTTAACTGATTATAGGTATTTGAAAATGAGTTCCTTAATCTCTCTATGGCTTCCTCACTTAATGCTCTATCTGTTTCCAATACGCCTGAAAGCTTGGCAGAGTTGGTAAAATATTTTGAGCCATACTCCTCAAGGGCCATACCCCATCCAATAGCGTTTGCGTTTTGGGTAATAGGTGAAAGCCCCATAATTCCATCTTGACTTACTCCTTTAAAATGCAAAATATCATAATCATCTAAAACTACATCACTACTTCTATTATGATAAAATATTTGCCCCTCATTTATTTTTACTTTAATATCTTGTGCATTCAACGGAATCAATGCTTGAACTAATCCTCTTGGGCTTCTAACAATATGCACATAAGAGTTTCCAGAAAGGCAGAGATCCATCATTATCTTTTCAAAAAATGCAACTGAACTCATATAATTATTCGGCTCATTATGTAATAGATAATAAGATGGATTGTTAAGAGCTAATGTTTTATCTCCATTTTTTTCTCTTTGATAAATATTAATAGGAAGAATACTAATGGATTCGGAGAGTAATCTAACCGCACTCCAAACAGCTGTAAAGGTTAAAGCAGTATTCTTATCAACCGCAATTCCACTACTTGCACCTCTGCTAATAGCACTCATTGCGGAAATAAAATCTCTTTTTTCAGGTTTTTTAAATAAGTTTGTAAAGAAATCAGTTATTGCCAATTCTATATAATTTTAGGAATTTTGCAATTATACGATAATCTATTTTTTTAAGTATGCAACTTATTTGCATTTCTTTTTATCCTTCTGTCTCTGCAATTTCTAAAGCTATTGTAGTCCGAATATTTACGCTTTCCAAAATGCTTTTCATATTCAATCTCTGTTTTTTCATACGCTTCTACATAGGTTTTAGTTTCCTTTGCATACTTCCAAAATCTATCATCAAATCCATTTGGAGTTAATAAAGCTAATATTTTTAACTCTATCATAACATTAAAAGTCCACGATTATCATAAACGCTATCCCCTTCTTTTTCCTCTGTCATATATTCTGCTAAAGCACAAATACAAGCTACAACTCCATCAATTTTCTCCTTTGATTTTTTCTTGCTCGGCTTATGGTTGTCGGCACTGTCAATTTCAAGCTGCACATTCCCCATCATCCATCTTAGTACAGGATTACCATCATGCTGTATTTCTTTTGATAATATTAGCTTTTCTAATTGCTTGGTAGGAGCTGATAAGCTGGCAAATCCTTGACCAAGAGGACTCATATTTGCACCATCTGCCATAAGGTCAATCGTAATTTGACTGGCATTCCAACGATCGTAACTTATGCTTTGAATCCTATATTTTTTTGAAAGCTCATTTATTTTTTTTCTTACAAATGAATAATCGGTTACATTGCCCTCAGTTGCAATTATATATCCTTGACTGATCCAACTCATATAATCCACTCCATCCCTATCACTTCTTGCCTTAGCATTATCTCTTGGAACAAAGAAATAAGGTTTTATTTTAAAGATATTATCCACTCGGAATATTAAAACGAAGGCAGTAATATCTCTTGTAGTTGCTAAATCTAATCCACCCCAGCATTCCATATTAGATAAATCTCCAAGCTCCCCCTCGCACTCCATCCACTCCTTATCTCCCATCCATTTAATTTCGTTCTCTGTCCATTGGCTCAGATGAAGCCGCAAGTAGCTGTTCAAATAGCTGGGAATATCTAATGCTTTTTTACTTTCCCTTTGCATATATTCCTTTTTTAAACTTACTCCATAATTAGGATTCGCTTTCTTCCATGTTTCTTCTAATGTAATATCGTCCCCATCCTCAGCTTCATAAATTATTGGAAGGAATGAGTTATCAGAAATTGATTTATCTAAAACCTTTTTTGCATAAGAATATACCTCATAGCAGATACTCTGTTTATCATAACCAGCAGTTGTTATAGCTATCACTAATGGCTGCCTTCTACTTGCTGTTGAAGTATGTAAGGTGTCCCAGAGCGATCTATTTACCTGAGTATGCAACTCATCAAAGATTACACAGTTAGCATTAAAGCCATGCTTGGTTTTACTGTCTGAACTTATCGCCTGAAAGTAATTTCCCTTGCTTTCATTTACGATTGAGTTTCTTAATATCTTAGCTCTTGCAGTTAGCTCAGGATTATTTAATATCATTCCTTTTGCAATCTCATGTACTAACCCTGCTTGGTTTCTATCCCCAGCAGCTGCATAAATTTCGCTTCCTTTTTCTTCATCTGCAAATAACATATAAAGTCCTATCCCAGCAGTTAAAGTTGTTTTCCCATTCTTTCTTCCAAGCATAATAAAGCAAGTCCTGTATTGCCTTAGATTAGTTTTTTTATTCTTCCATCCAAATATCTTTTCCACTATTTCCTTTTGCCACTTTTCCAAAATCAATGGCTGCCCAGCTAACTCCCCTTTGGTATGAGTAATAAATTTTTCAATAAAACTTACAGCCCTATCTGCTGCTTCTTTATCAAAGTAATATTTGTTCATTGGTTTACCATTAATAGCATAACAGTTGATCCTATACTCATTGATAAAGCACAAATACCTGTTATTTTTAATTTCTCTGTAATTGTTTTGGCCTCAATAAATAAATATGTTTGCAGAAAATATAAAAAAGGCATAACCATTCCTAAAAATGCTTGGGCTATTATCCAATCATGTGTAATAGCATAGCCATACCAACTCCCCCAAAAGTCCGCAATAATAGTTGAAACAAAAATTGAAGTTAGTTTATATTTGTGTATTATCTTAATCAAAATAATTTATTTGAGTATTGTTAGTTATCTTGGGTGCAGAGATACCACCTCTACTGCTTGGGGTGAATCCAAATTGAACTGCAATCTTTAAAGCATTCGCTAAACTATCATTACTAATTTTTACCTCTGGCTTACATTGGCTATGGCGTAAACTTCCATCTTCATTATAGTAATGATTTACTCTGCCCTTCTCCATTAGCAATTGCTCCATTTCAATATGCAAAGAAATAGCATTACAATAAGCAGCCAATAAAACTAAATCAATTTGATGCAACATCTGTAAGCTTAAAAGCTCATTAGTAACATTACGCCATTCTATTTTAGCAGTTTCCCTTAACCATTCAGGAGCATCTGGTAATTCAGATAAGGTGCTTACTTGCATTTCATTTTTAATTTCTCTTGAAGAATTTAATGAACCTTGCATTTTTTTTATTTTTGTTGGTACATTTTTCCTGCCTTTTCCCATTTTATTTGGTTTTAGTTTGAACTTAAACTGATATAGCTACCCATATGCCCAATTGTGTAATATTAATAGCTATTA